GCCGACGATTTAACCCTGGTGCTCAGTGCAGGGCAAGACGCAGCGGTGGCAGTTGGCGGCCAAATCGTGGACATCCCGCTACTATCAGTCGGCATTGAGTTTGGCGCGCCGCAAGTGACGGTACCTCTGTTGGATGTCGTCAAAACGTTTGGTGCAGACCGTATCAAGGGACTTTCGGATAGCGTGCTGGCCCAAATAAGAGCTGAGATTCAGTTGGCTGCAATTGATGCGCAGTCGCTCGATGAGACCATGGCCAATATTCAGCGTTTGCTGCCGCCCTCTGGTACTGGAAGTGGGGTCGCGACACGCGCCGAAGCCATTGTGCGCACCGAGGTAGGTAGGATTCACTCGATGGCAGCGCAGAACCGCATGGAATCGCTTTTGGAGCAGATACCGGATCTGCAAAAAGAGTGGCGGCACTCGGGTCGTATTTTGAATGCGAGAGATGGGCATGTGGCGGCATCTGGGCAACGAGTGCCAGTCATGGAACGGTTCAGTGTCGCACCTACAGTAGGCGGCACCCGCCAGCAGCTTTTATATCCAAGAGACCCCATAGCAACTGCGGCTAATTCAGTATTTTGCCGCTGTACAGCAGCTGTTTGGTTACAGCGTTGGGAAGAAGACGAATGATCGAACCCTATTACAGTGAAGACGGTATCACCATCTATAACTGTAAATGCGAAGATCTTTTGGATAGTCTTGGGCCATTTGATCTTTTGCTAACAGATCCGCCATATGGTGTCGGGTGGACAAAAGAAAGAATGGTATCACTAAATGTTAACCCGTCTAAGCAGCATTTGATATCAAAGCTAAAAGATAGAGACTGGGACATTAAACCCGGACAGGATCTAATTGACAAAATAGTTGCAATGGCATCTAAAGCAATCATATTTGGCGGCAACCATTTTAGTATGCCAGCATCTCCCGCATGGTTGGTATGGGATAAAGATAATGGCAACACAAAGTTTTCAGACTGTGAACTGGCTTGGACCAATCTAGATATGTCGGTACGGATGATGAAATGGCGCAGACAAGGGTTTCGCCAAGAGAACGAGGGCGCTCGCCGCGAGCCAAACTATCATCCCTCGCAAAAGCCCCTTGCCGTCATCAAGTGGGCCCTGAATTTTGCCGTCAAAGACAATCGTGTGACCAGCGTATTTGACCCGTACATGGGGTCTGGAACGACATTAGTTGCTGCGAGTATCATGAAGCTAGACGCAGTTGGAATTGAGATGTCACGCGAATATTGCGATATTACGATAGAAAGGCTGAGTCAAAAAACATTGCCACTTGCATACCATATGAATGGGGTAGAGGCTAAAGAACAGGAGCTTTTCAGATTATGACCAGGGTAGAACGTGAAGCACTCGTAGAGATACTTGGTATTTCGGATGATGTACAGTTTAGCGATGCCGATATTATCGAAATGATTTCGGATATGCGCAGTAGCGAACCAGACCCAGATAACGACTTGCCAGAAGTTGAAGAAGATGACCCGCAATTAGCCATTGAACAGGCTTGGGCCATCATGAAAGACATGGGCCTTCGGATGCGCGACAATATGCGCGATACAGAGATGGAAGAAGGCGCTGGTGGGGCCAAAGTCATTTGGATACCGGTACTTAACGACATGACGATTAACGATATTGTATCTGCCAAAGTGCATGACGACAAAATTGTCGCAGTGGATCGTAACGGCAAAAAACATCACTTGCCGTTTGCCGATTAATTTATTTGCAGGAGGTTTAGAGATATTTAGATATGCCAAAACCCTATAAAAATCTGACGTACTCTCAGTTATCCGTTCTAAATCCCATCGAACTGGCCGAAGCCGATGGCAGTTCATCAGGTAAATTCGATGTCTTGATGATCCGCCCTGGCCTTTCGCTAAACAATGTTTTTTACTCAGAGTCGCTACTTCGTGGCGCTGTTGATTCGGGTTTATTCGAAGGCGTTCGGTCGCTAGCAAGATCAGACTCCGACCACTTCTTTGGTGACGGTAAAAAGGCCCAGGACGTGGTTGGTATTTTTAGTAACACTCGATATGTCGAGGGTACTGGTGTCGTCGGGACATTATCAACAACACCTGATGCTGAATGGCTATCTGAAAAGTTAAGATTTGCAATTGACAATGACAAACCAGACCTGCTTGGTTTTTCGATTGTCGGCGAGGGCATTGCACGCCGGGACATGATAGACGGGCAATCCGTTCGTGTGGTGGAGAATCTGACCGCCATTAATTTTACCGATGTGGTGGTCGATCCAGGTGCTGGTGGTCAGGTGCTTTCTGTGGTGTCGGAAGCTTCTGTCTATGCAGGAGCGCTGAGGGATTATTTTAAATCGCAGGACGGGCAACAAGATTGGGATGACGAATACCAGGACGTGATTGAGGCAGGGCTTGCAGGCGAACGAGAATCTGAGGTCATTGCGCTAGCCGAGTCGGCTGGCGTTAACCGAAACGATGCGCTGACCTATATGGCGCGCCACATTGATCCGTACACAGGAGAGAACATGCTTAGAGAAGCACTTTTGAATATCATCAAGTCAAAACGGCCTGATGTGTATAAGACGATTAATATCGACACGGTGACGGAAGCCACGCTTCAAGAGATGGTCAACAACCTTATTGAAACGCCAGCGCCTGTACCTGACACGCCGACAGCGTCGGCAACCACAACCACAACCGAAACAGCATCAGTTGATGGATTATCGGAAGCGCTGTCCAACCTGACCACGATGCAAACAAAGTTATCTGAAACCATGGCGCGGATGGACCAGCGAGAGGCTCGTATCACGCTATCTGAAACCCTGCAAACCAGCGGCTTGCCGGTGCCTGCACAAGCAGCGGTACGCCAGCTGGTGGACCTGGATATTTCAGAGGGCCGAGTGCCCACTCCAGACCGAATCACGCAGTTTATCGAGTCGCAGAAATCTGTGATTACGGGATTGGGTCAAGCTGGCATCATTGAGAATGAGGGGCAAACCTACCGGGTCGAACTCGGCGAAGCGAGTGTCGACAAGGCTGCCACACGACTCGAAAACTTTTTTGACGGATTCAAGGATGGGTCGTACAGCTTCCGGGAAGCGTATATTGAACTGACCGGTGATCAGCGTTGCTCGGGTAAATGGGACCGCCACAAGCTCAGCCAGCTATCGGCTTATGCCGAGTCGAAACAACTGGTATCACTATCTGAAACGGTCAATCTGGCTGCCCTGGATCTTATTCTGGCCGACACCCTGAACCGAAGGATGGTGGCGGAATACGAACGGGTTGATCTGGGCATGTGGCGACAGGTGGTCTCTCGCATGCCGGTACCCGATTTTCGGACCCAACACCGGACCCGATTCGGCGGTTACGACAATTTGGATATTGTGGCCGAGAGTGGACCGTATACCGCGATTGCAACGCCGACGGATGAAGAAGCCACCTACGCGGTGAACAAACGCGGAAACACGGAGACCCTCACCTGGGAAGCGATCCGCAACGATGATATCGCGTTCATTTCGCAAATTCCGATCCGGCTGGGTCGAGCTGCCCAGCAAACGCTTCACGAATTTGTGTTCGATTTCTTCCGTACCAATCCTACGATCTATGACGCCACTGCCTATTTTACGGTGGGCCATGGCAACCTTTTAACGGCCGCGTTTTCGCAGACTCAATATATGGTCGTGCGGCAGGCGATGCGTGCCCAAACAGAGCTGGATAGCGGTAAACCGCTTTCGATTCTGCCAAATATCCTAATGGGCCCGGCGGACTTGGAAGATGCGATGTTCGACGCATTCACTCGCAACCTTCGCAACGATGACAACCTGGCGTTAAGTGTCAAGCCGACGATCTTAATTCTGGATTACTGGACGGACGCGAACGATTGGGTCGTGTTGTCTGGGCCCACTCGCAATCCAGGCATTGAGATCGGCTTTTTGGATGGGGAAGAGCCCAGAATCTTCGTGCAGGATTCGCCAACCGTGGGGTCCTGGTTCGACACCGACGAACGGACATTCAAAATCCAGCACGTCTACGGCGGGGCAGTGACTGATTTTAGATCGGCCCACAAGTCAGTCGTCGCATAATTTTATCAACCCTTTCCTCCATAAAGGGCGGAAAGGGTTTTTGGTTGGAGATTCGACTTTGGGCATTACCCAAACGTATAGCGGCGGATCCATTACGTTTTTAGCCAACACATTTGGTAATTCTAAAAAGAATCGCGAGACATCTGGCGGTTTTGAATATAAACGCTACAAAGTTACGCCGCGTGACGAATACTGGCTAGACTACTGGATAAAGCCCGATAAAAACTGGATAGAAGGTTTAGGTGGTAAATTAATGGGGCTTGGTGGCGGGATGGCCACCACTGGTGGCGCACCTGTAACCCCAGCCGGATGGAGCTTGCGGATGATGTGGGGTGATTATCGGGGGCTTCGTGGCTACCGTTACGATCAGGATCGCAATGTCAAATACGGCATCAATGACCCACTCGCCAGCACCAAAAAATTCAAGGTAAACGAGTGGTCAAGGGTGACCGAACACGTCAAGCTAAACGCGCCAAATAAGAGAGACGGAAAAGCTCATTTTTGGATAAATGGTAATTTAGAGCTTGATCTGAACAATGTGAAATGGCGCGGCAATGTGGATAGATCGACGGCTCAGATAAATATCGTGATGCTACAACCCTTTAGAGGGGGCGGTTCGGATATCTGGGCTGTCGACAAAGATACGAAACTCTATTTCAGCGATTTTTATCTATGCGACGAGCAGCCGAATCTTTCTACCGGCACATGGAACACGCCGCCTACGTTTGGCACTGATAACAAAGAAACGCTGGAAAGCGTTTTGGCTGAAAACGGCATTATCGCCACCTTCGACGACCATTTTATTAAGCTAAAAATCCCG